AGGGTGACAAGTCTGACTTCCGATATGATCTTAGCCGTGCCTTTACGGAGATCATTGAGCAGATCGTAGAGAAAGCTATCGAAGAAGACTGATGTTTCGTTCAGGCTTAGAAGAGAAGGTCGCAAGCCTTCTCACAAGCTTGAAGGTTAAATACGAATATGAAAACCACAAACTTGCATACATCCTACAATGCAACTACATCCCCGACTTTCTTTTACCGAATGGTATCTTTCTCGAAGTGAAAGGACGCCTGACGAGCGAGGATCGTCGGAAGATGATTGCAGTAAAGAAGAGCAATCCCGACTTAGATATTCGATTCGTCTTTCAAGCACCATTTAACAAACTCTACAAGGGATCCAAGACTACCTATGCCAAATGGGCAGAGAAGAATGGATTCCCTTGGACCTCTTACACCACCATACCAATCGAATGGCTAACCTAAAGTACGGCTCAGTTGATTTCTATTGTGAACATTTCAGCGACTTGCTTGCTGATGTTGACGGCGAAGATCCTGTCACTGCTGACAACATTATCCAAGGATTCCTAACTGCAGTTGACGAATGGTTTGATTATCACGAACGCCAAGCAGATGCATACTCCAAACTCCGACAGCGAGTTCGTGAGGCACTTGCCGTGTGACACTTGTGGCTCATCAGATGCAAACTCTTTGTACTCTGATGGGCACACTTTTTGCTTTTCATGCAATTCGTACGGTCACATCGAACAAGATGTACACATTCATCAAATGTCCAATAACATACAGATGCGAGGCTCAGCTGAACGGCTGCAGAAACGCCGCATCTCTCAAAAAGTTTGTCAACAATACAGGATTCATACCGATGGCAATGTTTTAAGATTCTATTACTTCAGTGAGTCTGGAGTACTTGAAGGTTGTAAAGTCAAGACTAAAGACAAAGTATTTACCTACGAAGGCAATGTCCCCGGAACACTCTTTGGACAACATTTGTTTCCCGCCACTGGAAAACGAGTCGTTATTACCGAAGGCGAACTCGATGCAGTTTCATGTCAAGAAGCTATGCCGGGGTGGCCGATGGTATCTCTACCTAGCGGTGCCGCAGCGGCAAGGAAATCGATTCAACGGGCTATCCCCTGGCTACAAGGTTATGAGGAGATTGTCCTGTTCTTCGACAATGACGAGGCAGGCCGTAAGGCGACGGAGGAAGCAGCAAGCGTACTGCCACCTGGCAAGTGCAAGATCGCTCAGTTACCGGACAGTTACAAAGATGCGTCAGACGCCCTTGTTGCCAATGACTCTCAAGCGATTCGTGAGTCTATTTGGAACGCACGCCCTTACCGTCCAGACGGCATCGTCGATGGCAAATCCCTCTTAGAACTGGTTACAACACCATCACCGCCTGCTGATCATGACTATCCATTCCAAGGATTACAAAGCAAGCTACACGGGATCCGGTATGGAGAGCTTGTCACGATTACTGCTGGCTCTGGGATCGGGAAGTCCAGTTTCTGTCGTGAACTCGCAACTCACCTTCTCAATAAAGGCGAACGGGTCGGTTACCTGGCGCTTGAAGAATCCAACCGTAGAACAGCACTCGGACTAATGTCTGCAGCTGTTGGTAAATCCCTACATCTTGGAGAACATGAACGAGCTACGCTTGTCTCCGCATATGAGAAAACTCTTGCTGACTGGAATCTCTATTTGTTCGACGGGTTCGGTTCTTTTGATCCTGACCTCATATATAATCGAATTGAATATTTGGCAACGGGTCTTGACGCTCGTGTCATCTTTCTAGATCACCTCAGTATCTTGTTGTCTGGTCTTGACGGTGATGAACGCCGCATGATTGACACTACCATGACCAAACTGCGATCTCTTGTTGAACGTACAGGAGTAGCAATGTTCCTCGTCTCCCACCTCAGGCGAACTTCTACAGACACTAACCACGAGGAAGGAGCCCGTGTTACACTTGGACAGCTGCGTGGAAGCGCGGCAATTGCACAACTCTCTGACGGAGTTATTGCACTCGAACGCAATCAACAGGCCGCAACTGGAGGAAGTAATACAACAGTGCGAGTCCTTAAAAATCGCTATTCGGGCGAAGTTGGCGTCGCGTGCCATCTGAGTTACGATCTATCTACCTGTAAATTCAATGAAACTAAAGCAGAACCAGAGTTCGACGCAACCACCGACTTTTAAACGTCCGAACCCTCCCACTCCTGAAGCAGTAGCACGAGCACAGTTCGTTGATAAGACCTATGTCTGGAAAGAAGCTAGCTCAACGGCTAAATCTGCTTGAACTCTTTATCTTCATCACTAACCTATTTATTGTCGCTGGTGTAATCCGGCATTGGAATGACGCTTATCTTTGACATTGAAACAAACGGTTTGTTGTATGATCTCACCCACATTCACTGTTTGGTCATCTATGACGTGGAAGCTAATCAAACCCTTTGTTATAATGATCAAGGTGATAAAGAACCTATTGTCCGTGGTGTCGCCAGGCTTGAAGAAGCGGACACCATCATTGGACATAACATCATAGGCTACGATATACCAGCTATTAAAAAGATCTACCCGTGGTTTGAACCTAAAGGTACTATTGTTGATACGCTTGTTCTTTCTAGAACTCTTCATGCAGATCTAAAAGACATTGATACAAAACGTACTTGGAAAGGTATGCCATTACAGATGTACGGTAGACACAGCCTGGAAGCCTATGGTTATCGCCTTGGTGTTTTAAAAGGAACCTTTGGTAAAACAACTGATTGGACAGATTGGTCACAGGAGATGCAAGACTATTGCATTCAGGACGTTAATGTGACTACAAAACTATGCAAACATTTCGAACCCTACCTGACTGGCTCACGTTAGAGCATGAGGTAGCACAAATACTCACTCAACAGGAGATACATGGATGGAGATTTGATGAAGCAGCTGCATGGCAACTTGCACAAACTCTCTATACCGAGCTTGATGATCTTAAAAACGTATTATGCAAGCGGTATCCTTACGTCTCTGGACCGGAGTTTACTCCTAAACGACCTAACAAGACACAAGGCTACATAGCTGGAGCTACTTTTACTAGGTTGAAAGAGTTCAGCCCTACAAGTAGAGATCACATTGCGTGGGTAATGGAGAAACTAAATGGTTGGAAACCAGACAAGCACACCAAAGCTGGTAAAGCAGCTATTGATGAGACGGTACTCAAGGACATAGGCACAGAGGAATCTCTGCAGTTCTTTAGATGCTTTGAGTTAACCAAACAGCTGGGTATGTTGTCTGAAGGCAACAATGCCTGGTTAAAGCTTGTCCGTAACAATCGAATCCATCATCACTGTTCAGTAGCCACGAACACTTTTAGATGCGCACACCGTAATCCAAACCTTGCTCAAGTTCCAAGTGACTCACAATTCAGAGCCTTGTTCACAGCCACACCCGGTCAGCTTATGGTCGGTGCTGATCTTGCTGGTATTGAACTCCGCATGTTGGCTCATTATTTGGCTAGGTATGACGAAGGTCGTTATGCCGATGTCCTCCTCAATGGTGACATACACCAAGAGAATGCTGACAAGATCGGCATTAGTAGAAAACAAGTAAAGACAGTAACGTATGCCTTTCTATACGGGGCTGGCGATGCCAAGCTGGGAAGAAGCTATGATCCTCAACTCTCAGAAAAAGAAGCAAAGAGAAAAGGTAAAGAGATACGTCAGGCTTACATGGATGCAGTTCCTGGACTTGAGAAACTGGTTAATGCGGTTAAGTCCAAGGCGGAATCTGGTTACATCAATTTGTGTGACAATCGCCGCTGCTCTGTTGATGGTAGCCACAAAGCTCTGAACTACCTTCTCCAAGGATCTGCCGGAGTACTAGCGAAACGGTGGATGCTAATTAACTACAACAATACACGTGAGCTTTGCTGCTCACAACTTGCATTTGTACATGACGAATTACAATTCGAGTGTGATCCCGGACATGTGGATCAACTACGAACATCCCTGGTACGCTCAGCTGAGGAAGCTGGACGCTACTACAACCTTAGAATCAAAATCGAAGCCGAAGCAAAAGTCGGCACCAACTGGAGTGAAGTACACTAATGGCAGTCAAATCTAAAACCGCACTGGGACGGATTGAGTTCAAGTCCCGTGCTAAATTCAAACACACCCGTCAAGGTCAAGGCACTCGTTCTCTTCCTTCGCATGGGCGCAAGCTCAAGCGGGGGCAAGGTAAGTGAGTCTATTAATTGATGCAGACTTCATCGTATATAAAGCCTGCGCCGCAAACGAAATCGACATCGACTGGGGTGATGACGTTATCCTCGTCACAAGTCGATTCAGTGAAGCATACAAATCAGTTGAACGAGATCTCTTTAGGATCGCTACTGACCTTGGATGTTTTGATGACTCTATTTTGTTTTTCACTGATAGCGTCAACTTTCGTAAACGCATTGACCCAAGCTATAAAGGACACCGTAACCGAAAGAAACCGTGCGGCTACCGGAGGGTCATCAACAAACTCAAGGAAGAATACAACGTTGTTGTAATGCCTGAGTTAGAAGCTGATGATGCTATTGGCATCTACGCTACTAAAGAACAAGGACACATCATTTGTAGTCCTGACAAAGACATGAGACAAATACCTGGAGACCTCTATGATTTATCTGATGGTGTCACCACAATTACCCAAGAAGAAGGTAAGCGTTGGCACTTCATTCAAACGCTGGCTGGCGACCAAACTGATGGATATGGCGGCGTCCCTGGGTTCGGAATCAAACGTGCAGAAGCCTTCTTTG